CTGCCCATTGTCCATCATGGATTCTGCTTGGCGTGCTGACTTGTTTAGGTTTGCCATGCACCGTACCGTGGACATTGCCTATGGCTCTAAAGAGAAGCGCAACCGAGTGATCGCATCGGACGCCGAGTTTGTCATCATCAACTATGACGGGGTGGAGATTGTTCAAGAAGCGGTGGCTAATGGTGGGTTTGATTTAATCGTTATCGACGAAGCCAATGCGTACAAGAACGCGCAGACAACACGTTGGAAGACGTTAAACCGTATTCTAAAGCCTGAGACATGGCTCTGGATGCTGACTGGAACACCTGCGGCTCAGTCCCCCGTGGACGCCTACGGACTAGCAAAACTTGTAAGTCCTAGCGGTGTGCCTAAGTTCTACAGCGCGTTTAAAGACATGGTTATGTACAAGATTACACAGTTCAAGTGGGTGCCACGCCCCCATGCGGACAAGATAGTTTACGAAGCCCTACAACCCGCTATCCGGTTCACCAAAGAGGAATGTCTTGACCTACCTGAGATGACGTATGTCTCACGAGAAGTTGAACTTACCTCTCAACAGAAGAAATACTATGAGTTGTTACGCAAGCAACTTGTGGTGCAGACGGCGGGCGAGCAAATTACGGCAGTTAACGCTGCAGTCGGATTGAGCAAACTCCTGCAAATATCTTGTGGCGCGGTGTACTCTGATACTGGCGAGACCTTGGAGTTTGACATCAAGAACCGCTATAAGGTGTTGAGAGAAGTGATCGACGAGACACAACAAAAGATATTGATCTTTGTACCATTTAAAAATACGATCCGGATTCTCAGCCAAAAGCTAGAAGCAGACGGGTTCTCAACCGAGATCATCAATGGTGACGTGCCTGCCCACAAACGCGCTGAAATATTTAGGAATTTCCAAGATACCAGTGACCCAAGGATTTTGATAATCCAACCACAAGCGGCGGCTCATGGCGTGACCTTGACGGCGGCTGATACGGTTGTTTGGTGGGGGCCGACCCCAAGCCTAGAAATTTATGCCCAAGCCAATGCAAGAGCGCATAGGGCGGGGCAACGCCATCCGGTCACGATTGTGCGATTACAGGGTTCAAATGCGGAGAAACACCTATACAAAATGCTTGACAACCGTATTGACAATCATGTAAAGTTAGTTGAACTTTACAAGAATTTACTTGACTAAGGTAGAATTTGATAGTAGAGTAGAGGGAAGATAGTGAGAACAACAAACCGCTATCGTATTTTTAAAACAGGAGAATGTAAATGGAAGAAGCTACAGTACAGGCAGAAGTGCCTTTAGAAAAACTTACCCGTGTCTATATCAAGATGCGGGACAAAAAAGCAGAACTCACCCATCAACTAGAAGCGGAAATCGCCAAGGTTGAAGACGGCATGAAGACAGTCAAGACAGCGATTCTTGACCACATGAAAGTCATTGGCGCTGAGAGTCTGCGAACCGAAGCCGGAGTTGTGTATCGCACCGTAAGGACGACGTACTCAACGAACGACTGGGAATCCATGGGCAAATTCATACTTGAACATGGTGTGCCGGAACTATTGGAGAAGCGACTTCACCAAACCAATATGAAGGCATTTTTAGAAGAACACCCCGACGTGCTTCCGCCGGGGCTTAACGCGAATGCGGAATATTCCGTGACCATAAAAAGGAGTAAAAATGGTTGATGAATCTTTTGTTCCGATAGAAAGTGTGGCAAAGCATTTTGCGGTGTCCATATCGACTGTCCGCGCATGGATTCGGCAAGACCTAATCCCCTCATTAAAGATTGGCGGTGTCTACCGTTTCAAGATTAGCGAAGTGGAAGAGGCGATGCGAGTCCTAAACGGCGGAACGCTTGTGAGAGAAGAAGCAGACGGAAGTCTTACGGTAAAACCCCCACAGGGTTCTACTCAAATGACTTTAAACTTTAACCCCAACGATGATATTTAAGGAGAATGTAGAAATGAGTGATTTAGCACTTTTCAAAGGCGGACTACCCGCATACCTCAAGAACGCAAACGCAGATGATGCAACGAATGCCCTAGCTGGAGAGAGCTTAGGTTCACGTCGTATCAGTATCAAGGGCGGAGTATTTCGTGAGTTCATTGGCGGTAAAGAATACCGCGTGTCAGAAGAGCGTGCGATGAATGTTGTCATCATCAAAGCCGCGCCGAAAGTTTCCCGTATCTACTACGCAGGAACTTATAGCGAAGGTGAAGCCGTATCCCCAACATGTTGGTCAGCAGATAGCCAACGTCCCGATGTAAAGGTCAAGGAAGAGAACAAGCAGTCAGCTACTTGTTTGAGTTGCCCACAAAACATCAAGGGTTCTGGTCAAGGCGACAGCCGTGCATGCCGTTACCAACAGCGTTTAGCCGTCGTGCTTGATGGTGAAGTGGAAAAACAAGAAGTCTACCAACTAGTGTTGCCCCCAACATCTGTGTTTGGTGATGGTGAGAAGGGCAAGTTACCCTTGCAAGCCTATGCTCGCCATTTGAAGAACCACGGCACACCTATTACTGGTGTTGTGACCGAGATGCGTTTCGATACTGCAAGCCCTACACCTAAATTGGTGTTCAAGCCTGTGCGCCCCGTGACCGAGGAAGAGTTCAACACAGTCCAACAACTCAAGGACTCACCCGAAGCAGTCAGCGCAATCACAATGACTGTTGCACAAACCGATGGTGTCAAGGACAGGCCAAAACCCTCCTTGTTTGCACCCGAAGCAGAAGCGCAAGAAGCCCCTAAAGCCAAGCCCGCAAAGGTAGAAGCTGAGGAAGTTGATGAACCAAAGAAAGCCGCACCCAAGAAAGCACCCGTAGCCAATGAACCCAAGTTAGAAGACTTGGTTGGCGAATGGGACGATGCTTAATTAATGGTTTCGGGGGGAAAGCGGATGCTGGCAAGTCTAGATTGGACTCCTGACTGCCGGAAGTAGCGAGTACCCCCACCTAACAATGGGTGGCTATGGACAATTTAGAATTTTTACAGCAAGTCCTCGGGGACGACGGATACTACTGCATAGTTGGGCTAAAAAATGGGTCAGACAAGCCTGTACAAAAGTTCTTCCGCACAGTGGAAGACGCAGTAGCAGTAGCCGAGAATTTGAAAAACGAGGGATACGATGCGTACTACGCATTAGCAACATTCAAGGATGGCAAGTCACGCAAAGCACCTAACGTCAAACAACTGAAATCGTTGTTCCTAGACATAGACTGCGGAGAAGATAAACCATACGCGACACAAGCCGAAGCTATCACTGCCCTAAAGCAGTTCTGCAAGGCGACCAAGATGCCGAAGCCTACGCTGGTTAACTCCGGTGGGGGTGTGCATGTCTATTGGACATTTACTGAACCCGTTTCACGTGAAACATGGTTGCCTTTGGCTGAGAAGTTAAAGAGTATGTGTGACGACCATGACCTGCACATTGACCACGTAGTAACGGCGGATGCGGTACGAATCTTACGGGTTCCGGGGACTCTAAACTACAAAAACGACGTGGCACGCCCTGTCAGTTTACTAGGCCAGGGTTCCGTACCGTATGAGCTTGACACACTAAAAGATGTTATTGGTGACCCACTCATTGAGCGGCGGCCCTACATCCCACGTGGAGAGATGGACGAAGTAACCAAGGCAATCCTTGGGAACTACACAAATCGGTTCAAGACCATCATGATTAGAACTGTGAAGGGAGAAGGATGCCAACAACTAGGATATATTTACGAGAACCAAGCAACCATGTCGGAACCGATGTGGAGAGCAGGCTTATCTATCGCTAAATTTTGCGTAGACGCAGACAAGGCTATTGACAAGATTTCTAGTGGGCACCCTGAGTACAGCCCACAATTTGCTGACAGGAAAGTACGTGGTATCAAGGGCGGCCCTTATACCTGCGCTAAGTTTGAAGAATACAACCCCAAAGGTTGCGACGGATGCCCAAGCAAAGGCTCAATCAAATCGCCGATTGTGCTTGGTCGAGAAGTGCAAGAAGCAACTGAGGAAGATAACATCGTAGAAGATGCCCCGGCGAATGTGAATCAAGGGCACACACAAACATACGTTATACCGAAGTATCCCGAACCTTATTTCAGGGGGAAGAACGGAGGTATCTTTAAGCGGGTTATCAAGCAAGAAGACGAGATCGAAGTGATGATCTATCACAACGATATGTACGTAACTCGTAGGTTACTGGACTCTGCTGTGGGTGAGGCGGTAGTCGTAAGGCTACATCTTCCTCGTGACGGGGTGCGGGAATTTACGATACCTCTTGCGTCTGCTACCTCTAAGGATGAACTGCGTAAGCATATGTCATCCAACGGCGTGGCGATGATTAGAACCGACGAACTAATGTCATACATAACAACATGGGTAAACCACATGCAATTTAACGCAAGAGCGGACACGGCTCACAGACAATTTGGTTGGATAGATGATAAGCACGAAGCATTCGTGCTAGGGGATAAAGAAATTCGTGCAGATCGGGTAGACCACAATCCACCCTCATCAGCTACAGCACATCTGTTTCACGCATTTCAACCCAAAGGAACGCTAGAGGCATGGAAAGAAGCCATGAACTTCTACAACCGCCCCGGAATGGAGATGCACCAGTTTGTAATCGGACTATCTTTTGGCTCTATCTTTACCGACTTCACCCCTGTAAATGGGGCGTTGATGCACATATTCAGTCCGGACTCAGGAATCGGCAAGACAACTGCGTTGTATGCGGGGGCTAGTATTTGGGGCGACCCGACCAAGATTGTGCTTAAAGAATCCGACACTATGGCATCCAAGATGAACCGTGCGGAACTCTACAACAACATCTTCCTACCTATGGACGAGATGACCAACTCCACCGCCAAGGAGTTGAGCGACTTTCTGTATCAGTACACGTCAGGTATGCAACGCAATCGCATGGGGCCGAACTCCAACTCAGAGCGAATCCGGGGCGAGCCATGGAAACAAGCGGCAGTTAGTACAGGCAACTCATCCATGATGGAGAAGATGGGAACCTACAAGGCTCTGCCTAAAGGTGAAGCCATGCGTTTGTTAGAGGTACGTGCCAAACCCGTCCCCGGACTCAACAAGGTCGATACTGACATATTAAGTGACGCACTTCTAAACAACTACGGGCACGCATATCTGCCATACATGCAGTACGTGATGCAGGACATTGCCGGTATTAAGGCTTTGTACAAATCTACCCAACACAAACTAGATCAGATGTGTGGGTTTGGGCCTGACGCTCGGTTTCATTCGGTCTTAGCGGCAGATGGCATCATGGGATTGATGGCGGCAAAGCGGGCTGGATTAGTGGACTATGACCTCAAGGCTGTGGTCACTTGGCTCAAGGGTGTAGTTAGCGGGGTGCAAGATCAAGTTAAATCTATGGACGTCGACGCCGAGACAACGCTCACTAACTTTTTGGCTGAGAACTACAACAACATTTTGCGTATTAAGAGCACAGACGATTCCCGCACATTGAAGCGTGATGATGCAGACCATTTGATTATTCCGGATGCTACGCCGAGAGTGTCGTACATGGCACGCTACGAATACGACATAAAGATGCTATATATCTACCTTAGTCCGCTCAGGGATTGGTGCGTGAAGAAGCAGGTCAACTACGAAGGCTTTGTCGATGCACTAAAACGTGGACGTTCTAAATCAAAGATAGAGAAGAAGCGTATGGGCAAAGGTACCCGTATGAATCTGCCGTCCCTAGACGTGCTATGGATTAACTGCAAGGACTTTTTAGATGACGACGTTGAAGAAGAAATCGCAGCCGCCGCAGGTCACAAAGCCGTTCTTGAAGGTGATGCGTGAAGGGCAAGTCTGCCCTGACGGTGTGGTTATTGGCATAAATTGGGACTCCCTAGATATAGGGATGTCGTTTTTTGTACCCGCTGTTAACTTACCAATCTTGAGTAAACAAGTGCAAAAGATTGCAGATTATAAAAATTTAACGCTTAAAGGCTACGAGCGTATAGAAAGCGGGAAGTTAGGTATGCGCTTTTGGAGAATTCTGTAATATACTGGCGCCGCGACATTCTCCTGTTGCAGTTTGCTTCTCTTTTCTTGAGAACTCCCTATTACCCCCGACTAAACATCGGGGGTTTTTTTACTGGTCGTATTCAGCAGAGTCGGCTTTAAGTTCCTTAGCCATCTTCTTAGAGAACCGTACACCATGCACCATCTCTTTGGTTGCTCTGTTGTACGCATCAGCCGAGTCTTGTAGAGCTTCGTTGATAGTTCCTGCGTTAAGCCCAAGTCCGGGGTGTTTGGCACCAAGTTTTAGAAGTTCATCACGAGCGTCGCTCATACCTTCTGCATCGCCAACTGTGCGTGCAAGGTTCCATTTTTGACGCAACTTAGTACCAGTCTGGTTAGTGTATTTGTCAACACCTTTTAACCTAGAGTTTTCTTCTAGTTGTCGGGTGTAGTCGGCTGGCGCAAACCCAAAGAACTGTGCACCTGCATTCCACGCACTAACATCTCCAGTGATTGCATCACCACGCAAAGTCTGGGTACCTTCGGTTACATAACGCCCTGCCTTAAGCATGTTAGCCGCGAAAGCAGGGAGTATGTCTTCTAAACCACGCTCAAAATGACCTTCAGCTATCTTGCTGTAACCACGCTGTATACGATCAGTCACACCCACTGCGGGGCCACCCATTGCAGTAAGAAGTTGTTGCGAGAAAGTACCTGCGTTAGAGCCGCCCTTTGTGTCTCGAATAATCAAGTCACTCATACTAATACGGCTTGCAACTGCAAGATTGGTGAAGTATTCAATCGGACCTTTGTACATGAACTCGCCAAGACCCTTACGAGTCACGGTGTCCAAATCATCATCGTCATCATCACAGAACAACGCGTAGACCATAGAGGCTAGACCGAACATCGGGATACCCTGTACACCCGCCATAAGCGCAGACATACCCACGATACCGCCAAGTTGTTGCCATGCGGCTTTTCTAACGGCGGGGTCTGCGTTCTTCAACGCTTCTTTGGCAGTCTTAAACATCATGTAGTACATAGACACGCCGTAGCGCTTATACATGAACAACAACTTGCCAATAGAACTTTGCGCTATACGTGGCGCAGCCGCCGCAGATATACCACCGTTAGTAAGTTCGCCTATGTATATTGCATTGTTAGCAGCTTGAACTTCAGCCGCTTCTCCAATGATGCCTTGTTTTTTTAGCTTAGCCAACTCAAGGTCATACGCCGCAAGCATTGTTACTTCACGGTTCATACGCTCACCATGGTGGAAAGCCCAACCAGCCATAGCATTTATCTTTGCAAGCGGACCAGTGCGGGTGTCTCCGCTAATGATCTCATACAACTGAGAACGGTTTAACTGACCTTGCTCATCGGCAATACGAATCAAAGTTGCATACTTTTTACCTTCAACCGAATCCGGTGCATAGTTAGAGATTGACGGCATCACATCCATCATTGTGGTTCTACCATCGGCACCGATTACAGGCATAGCGGCTTTACGCCCACTACCTAAAAACACCTTAGAAGCATTTCCAATTGCCCCTGCAACATTAGCATCGGAGTATTTTCCTTTAAGGTACGGAGCCACAATCATTGGCACGTTAGCCATGTTGACCAGCGCGGAAGAAATGTTGAAGCCTAGTGTGTAGAAGAATGCACCGGACGCCAAAATGCTACCAATGTCATTCTTGGTTGGGTTCTTCACATAGTTAAGGTGCTTCTTAAACTCGTTAAGGTATCTTATTTCTAGGTCATTACCTTTACCACTTTGTGCGGCTTCTTTGGTCTTCATGTCCATAGAATCCACGACCCCAGTCAGTTTGGGGTTGTACATCATGTTGGATACTTGATGAGCAGTACCGCGCATCTTGCGCTCAAATACACCAATCGTATCGGTCAAAGCACCGGCTCTACCTTTACGTTTTTGGAATGATTTAGCAAATGCAGTCTCAGGCAGGGTAGTAATAAACAAGCGCATGGTCTCGTCGATTGCCTGCTCTGGCACACCGTTGGTTTCCATAATTTTCAAGACGCTGTTTACAAACGAACCCGACGGCGCATTGCGATAGTTAATCTGATCTGCGTTAGCGTACACATCAACCCGTGCATTTGGGTCTAGTGCTTTAAGTTCTTCTTGGCGGCGTGAGCGTTCCCGTGGGGACTTAAATGCCTCAACGGTAAATTGTTTCTGCCCGTTCTTATCTGTGTAGTCTGAGGCTAACCAATACTTACCTTCACGACCGAGCGCAAAGTATGGGTCTATCATACCTTGCTCAGCGAGCTTCTTCATGATGTCTTGTTTGACCAATATCTTGGTTTTGCCGTCTAGATCAGTCTCGTCAATACGAGCTTCGATTGCCGCTTTGACTTCGTCATACATCTTTCCATTGGCATTACGCATAGTGACATACAAGTCCTGCCAAACTTTGTCTAGTTTGTTATACCGCGAGTTAAGGTCTTTCCATGCGTTTACATTCTCAACAGAAGCGTCTCCTGACTTAAATGCCACCCGTACTCTACCTTTACCACCCCGTGCTTGGTGTTCACCAGTAGCGGATTTATTTATAGCCTCAAGTGCGGCGTCTCTTTCAGTAATGGTTTTGAACGACCGGCGAATTTCTTGATCGCCTTTGCGATGCGTAAGCCAATACTCTGAATAAGTTTCTAGTGGCTTAGTCGGGTCTACCTCAGCCATCGTGCTGTCGTTAACAATACGATTAAAGGCGTCTTGTTGCTGTGGTTTAGCTTGAATAGCATTTTTAGCCTCGCGTACTGCGGCATCAATACCGTTGTTTAACTTGTTCTCATAACCAGCACGTTCGTTAATCAACCGATTGAACTTCATGCCTAAGCCGGGGAATACCTTTTCTGCTACTTCGCCCAGTGCGTGCATAGGTAGTACAGAAAAGAGCGCAGAGCGTGCGGCTTCAGACCCTACAGCGATACCACCACTTAGTGCGTCTTTTTGGTTCTCACCCAAGAACGGCACAGCGTTAATCATTCTGTCGGTAAATGAGAATACTTGGGCGCTCTTGTTAGCCGCCTGTGCATACAGCACACCAGCATTACGTGAATCAGGTGCAGGGGAAAGGATTGCAGATAGTATGCGGTCAACTTCGTCATAGGCAGAAGTCAGCGGACGAGATTCTTTACCCACTAAGCGACGGAAGAAGTTAACTACAGCACGGGTAAATTTATCCCATGCGGAGATGTTGCCACCATCAGGATAGATAGACTGCAGTTTTGCTCTGAACTCTTTATTTGCCAAAGCCTCAGAAGCAAACTCATGTACGTCAGACGCACCATAGGCAGTGCCAAGACTATCTTTTACTTTATCAAGTATTTGCTGAAGTTGGCGAGCCAACACGCTATTGGGGTTATCCAGCTCGTGCGACATAGCAGAGTGTCCAGACTCATGTAGCAACACATGGCTGTTCATGCCGGTCACGGAGTCTAGATGGATAGTATTAGTTTGTGGATTGAAGTAACCCGGCACATGTTTACCGTTTTCGTCAACGAGGTCTTCCTCTATAACTACTTTAGTGTTGGGACTAATACCTGCTAACTTAGCAGCGGTAGTAGATATAAATGTGTCTGAACTAGCGGACAACAAGCGTAACGCGGTCTGTAAGTCACCCGCTTGAAGCATAGAAATAATGCTTGGGTGTAGGCTATGCGCTAAACGAGATACAGCATTGTCGAGAAGCTTCCTAGTCTTGGCATCTGCTTCTTGCGCTCTGATATAACTCTTAACGGTTTCGTCGTCGTAGTTTTCTCTGGTGCCGGAAATACCGTCCCGAATCAAATCCATAAACTGTTGGTCGTTAGTCGTATCCCGTGCAATTTCAAAACGACGAATAAATTCACGTATCGCTTTGTTAGTTTCTGGGCTTAGGTTGTTCTGCACCCACTTAAACGCATCATTAGCTTTTTCACCATTCATACCTTTGAAGAACTGTGCTTCTTCAGAAGATTCGTCTGTGCGTTTAAATTGTGGGGTTTCATAAACAATATCAAACGCCATGTTCAGCAGGTTATCTACCAAACGAGGCATCTTGCCAAAATAAGTTTTTGCAGCTTTAGCAATTTCGGTTAGTTTTTTGGTACGCAACAAATCTGTTACGGCAATGCTGTCATCAATGTTGGTTATGTCATTTTTAGCAAAACCTGTGTAGCCTCCACTTACATCAAACTTTGCTTTTTTAGGAATCTCTAAAGGAAGCTCATCTGCTTCTTCAAGCAACTTGTCGACGTCTACAGTTTCAGTAGCCTTAGCAGGGCTCGGTGCTTTACTCTTTTTGGCACGGGTAGCTTTAACAACAGGCTCAGCCACTGCCTTAGTGCCGCCTTTATCAGTTCCTTCAGAAACTCCTTCAGTAGTTCCCTCCTTAGCGGGAGCGACTCGCGCCACAACAGGCGCAGTTTCTTTGCCCAGTTCCGCATCCAGTTCGGCTTGGATAGCATCTTGTTCTTCCTGTGTTGGGCCTTCCTGCGTTGGCGTTTCTTCTTGCAAACCTTTTAAGTGCTCTTGTATGTAGTATTTCTTCGTTACAAGCGCGTTCTTATCGTTGCGGTTCTTAGTGTGACCGGGTATCTCTATGCCAAGTTTGTCAATGACAGCATTGAGCAACGTCTTGGACTGTGCCATGTTGCTAAGTATTTCTTCATCACTGAGTGCAGCAACTCTATTGGCAACGGCAAGCGCGTCTTCTTGAGCGGGTGCTTCTTGGGTTAATGTATCTGGCTGTACTTCTTCTCTAACTGCAGGCTCGAAAGCAGATCGGACAGCACTTCCCACTCCCCCCTGCTCAGACGGCTCAACTCCTTCGGCGGTTTGGTCAATACTTGTGGGTTCGACAGTAGTTGGAACGCTTGTTCCAGTTGGTTCACTGACAGGTCTAGAAATTGTTCTTCCAACATCGGCTCCTTTAAGTATGCCTCCACGGGGGCCAAACATCTCTTGTTGTTTAGCAAGTGCGCCAAACGCTTGCATAGCCACCCCCTCGATGGCTTGCTTCGTAGACTCAGATAAGTTTGGGTTGGTTCTTATTTGTACAAGTACGGCACGTACAGCGGCTTGATCCTCTGGATTAGACATGTCCTTGTTAAGAAGTTGCTTAAAGAAACCAGACTGTGGTTTGAGACCAGTTCTTTGCAAGACAGAAGCATCAAGCACTGTGCCAAATTCGGCTGGTGCTGGTTCGGCTGCAGCTTCTTGAGTTTGCTGTTCAGCGGGTTGGTACGAGTAATCTCGGTTAAACAACTCGCCTTG